TGTTAAAACTGATTTTGAATCTTGGTTTCCCTTCGTTATTTTTGGTGGTATAATTGCTTTGCACGATTCTGCGTGTAACAGGGGTGGACCCCATTTTTGGGAAGGCCCAAGTCAGCTTGCTGATGAATTGCTAACAGATAATAGATTGACATATCTAGAAACAGTATATACAATGACTATATTCAAAAAGGCTAATCAATGAAAAAAGCACTAGTTTTAGGTGGCGGTGGATTTATTGGTTCACATCTTGTTAAAAGATTGAAAAAAGAGGGTTATTGGGTTCGCGTTATAGATCTCAAGTATCCTGAGTTTTCAAAAACTCATGCAGATGATTTTATTATTGGTGATCTTCGTCTACAGTCTATTTGTGATAAGGCTTTTGACGTATCCTTTGATGAAGTATATCAACTTGCAGCAGATATGGGTGGTGCGGGATATATTTTTACTGGTGAACACGATGCAGATATCATGCACAATTCTGCTTTGATTAACTTGAATGTCGTTGAAAGATGTCATAGTACAAAGATAGGTAAGGTATTTTATTCTTCATCTGCTTGTATGTACCCAGCATATAATCAAGAAGATCCAGATAATCCAAAATGCTCGGAAAATTCGGCATATCCTGCGGCACCGGATAGTGAATATGGTTGGGAAAAATTATTCAGTGAACGTCTTTTCCTAGCGTTTGCCAAGAATCATGGTATGGAAGTTCGTGTTGCTAGATATCACAACATCTTCGGTCCTGAAGGAACGTGGTGCAACGGCAAGGAAAAAGCTCCTGCTGCACTCTGCCGTAAGGTGGCCGAAGCTAAAGACGGCACACAAATTGAAGTCTGGGGAGATGGGTTGCAGACAAGATCTTTTCTTTACATTGATGAATGTATTGAGGCAACTCGGAGATTAATGAATTCTTCTTTTATTGGTCCAGTAAACATTGGTTCTGAAGAAATGATTAGAATTAATGATCTTGCTAAAATGGTAATTAATATTTCTGGGAAAAATCTTGGTGTAAACAATATATCAGGACCCGTTGGCGTTCGTGGAAGAAATTCAGATAATAATCTATACAAAGAAAAAATTGGTTGGGAGCCAACACAATCTTTGGTTACGGGAATTGAACAAACATATAAGTGGATTAGTCAGCAAGTAAATCAAAAAAATAATTTTTCAACTGCTGACTTGGATATGAGAGATAAATTTTTAGTATAAAGGTTCAATTGTAATGAATGTAGCATTATGTTATAAAGGCTGTTTTAATGTCAATTATTAAAAAAATGTTTTTCTTTATTGGTAGTTGACAAATTCATTAATTATGCTATACTAATATAGTGAAAAACCCATCCAAGAAAAAGAAACCATCAGATGCAGATTACGTAAGTAATTCTGATTTATATGATGCTTTAGTTGATTATCGTAAAAAGTCAAATGATGCAGAAAATGCAGGTCGAAAGAAACCAAAGCTTCCAGATTTTATAGGAGAGTGTGTTCTTAAGATTGCATCCAGACTTTCGTTTCGTCCTAATTTTGCAAACTATCCATACAGAGAAGAGATGGTATCTGATGCCGTCTTAAACTGTATTACCTATATTGGTAACTTTGACCCAGAAAAGTCTAAGAGTCCATTCGGATACCTTACACAGATTTGTTGGTTTTCTTTTGTTCGTATCATCAACAAAGAAAAGAAAGAAAAGTATACACAATACAAGTATGCAGAACAGCAAAACGATAAAGACTTCCATCATTGGTTTAACAAAGTTTATGCTGGTGTAGATATTGGTAGAAGAGATTTCTTTGGTCTTACAGATCTTGACATGGATAGATTTGGTGTTATGCTAAATCCACCCAAGAAAGAGGGCGTTAAGCGTAAGCGTAAGTCAAAGAAAGATACACTTGATATATGAAATCAATCATTCTTAATGATACCCATTTTGGGTATAAAGCAGATTCCCCAATAGTCTTGGAATACTTTCTGTCCTTCTTTGAAGGACAGTTATTTCCATATATTAAAGAAAATGATATCAAGACCATCTTTCATCTAGGTGATGTATTTGATCGTAGAAAATATATTAATTTTAAGACACTTCAGCAGGTTCGTACACGGTTCTTTGAACCTCTTCAAGAACTTGGAGTAAAGTGTATTGCTATCTGTGGAAATCATGACACCTACTACAAGAATAATAATACAGTAAATTCTTTACAAGAAATTGCACAACATTATTCAAACTGGGAGATTCATTCAGAACCAACAGAGATTCAAACATCTGCTGGTTGTGTGGCGTTATTGCCTTGGATTAATCCAGAGAATGAGATTCAATCGGCAGAGTTTATCACCAACACTACTTGCTCTCTGTTACTAGGGCATTTAGAGTTGTGTGGCTTTCAGAGTATTCGCGGTATCTTTATTGAGCACGGCTATGACCCAAAACACTTTGATAAATTTGAATATGTTCTTACTGGGCATTATCACATTAAATCTAGCCGGGATAATATACATTACCTGGGATCTCAGTATCAAATGGCTTTCTCAGACGTTTGGGAAGCCAAAGGATTTCATGTATTTGATTTTGCAACAAGAACGCTTGAATTTATTGAAAATACAAAAAGGCTTTTCTATACGTTTGACTACGATGAAACCAACCCAGAAAAATTAGACTACTCAAAGTTTAAAGATACATATGTTAAGATCTTTATTAAGAACCGAACTAAAGGTCCAGCCTTTGAGAAGTATATAGATAAGTTCTACGAAGCAGGAGTAGCAGAGTTAGCCGTAACAGAAGATGTGACTGCAAACCCAGATCTAGTGGCTGTTGATATTCATAAAGACACTCTACAGTTACTTCATGAAGAGATTGATACAGTTACAGAAAAATCAATTAATAAAAATGTGCTTGCTGATATTATAAACTCAGCATATAATGCCGCAATGTCAAAGGATGAAGATTGATAGATTTTCTAACAGTTCGTTTTAAAAACTTTGGTTCATTTGGTAATAATTTTTCTGAGATCAAACTCGATAATTATAAGACCACTTTAGTCACGGGTACCAATGGAAACGGAAAGTCTTTTGCTCTATTAGACTCTCTGTGCTTTGGTTTGTTTGGAAAGCCGTTTAGACCCATTAATATTCCACAATTAATAAACACAGTTAATGCCAAGCAGTGTGTTGTAGAAATTGAATTTAAGAAGTCTAACTGCCACTTCCTAGTTCGCCGTGGTCTTGCACCCAAACTATTTGAGATCTTTAAAGATGGAGAAATGCTTGATCAAAACGCTAAGACTAAAGACTACCAAGAGATGTTTGAAGAAAATATTCTTGGATTTGATTATGCAGCATTTAAGCAAGTAGTTATTCTTGGTAAGTCTAACTTTGTTCCTTTTATGCAATTGACTCCTGCTGAAAGGCGTAAGATCATAGAAGGTCTTCTGAATCTTGATATTCTGGCTGACATGAATCTGTATGTTAAAGGTCAACTATCAGGATTAAAACTTTCTCTTGGTGAACAAGAAAGTCTATTAAAGATTGTACACGAAAAGATTAAGTCCCAGAAAGAAGTATTGGAAACAATACAAAATACTGCAGTAGAAGAAATCAAGTCTATTGAAGCATCTATTCAAGATTATACCACTAAGATTTCAGATGACACTATACTTCAGGCAAAACATGAAAAGAATCTAAAAGATGTGTCTGCTAAACTTACCAAAAAGTTGACAAGCCTAAGTGCTTTAAAAGATGTTCCTGCTATGTTAACTAAGGCAGATGTATTAGAAACAACTTTGGTTGAAGAGATTGTATCTCTTAAAGAAAATGCCTTATGTAAGTGTTGTGGTCAGAATCTACCAAAGTTTCAAAAAGAGAAACATATTCAAGATAAAGAATCTAAGTTAGAAGATTGCCGTAAAGCAATTATTATTGCTACAAAGAAGAATGCAGAACTGTTAGAACTTCAAACCGAAGTAGAAGAACTAAAAACACTCAAACTAAAACACCAATCTGACAATATTGATATCTCATATCAGATTATTAGTAACCAATCTTCTCTTAGTTTTATGAACAAAGAGAAGAATAAAAAATTAGTGAATGAAAATGAGAATACATTATTGCAAAAAATCAAAGATGCAGAATTAGAAAAGGAAAGTGCTACTAGGCAATTGGACGCACTAATAACAACACAAATACACCATGATATTGTCTATGATATACTCAAAGATGGCGGTCTTAAAAGTCGCATTATTGCACACTATGTTCCCATCATCAATGGACTCGTTAACAAGTTCCTCGGAAAACTTA